GCCATGGAGTCCCCGATTATTTCAAACGCGATTATGTCCGCGCCTTCAACACCGCAAGGGCGGTGGATCCACTTCTCAACTGCGAAGCCAGACAGACCTGCGGGCGCGTCGTAATCGTTTGTGAAAAGACACATGACAGAGGGATCGATGGCGTCCGCGTCCGTAATTTTCACGAGAGGAATTAGTTCTGATTTTTCTAATGGAGCGCTTTTACGTGCGGGTATGACTTCGCCAAACAAACCCTCCTGATTGGGTTTTGTAAAAGACGGGTTTCGCAAATCCTTTTCAAGCAGGTCAAAAGGCTCGACATGGAAGTAGTCTGCCAAGCTTCGCAGGGTTCTAGCCCTCGGTTGGCGGCTATTGGCCGGGTCGGCCAGACGATAAACGGTGGAAGGGTCTATGCCGGTGTTTTCCGCGAGCGCTATGAGGGAGAGGCCCCTCTGAGTGGAAAGGAAGGAGAGGTTATCTGCAAGGAAAGTTTGTTTATTCGTCATGATGGGTCTCCTATAAGGCCATAGAATTGTATATTTTTCCTTTGTCGTGTATAGTGTTGCATACCATTGTAAAGCAACTCTATGCAAGAGAACTACATGAACAACCGAACTATTCCAACCTGTCAAGAGATGATTGGGTACTTAACGTCCACAGGGGTGTCGTATACAGATATGGCGCGCGCTGTAGGGTGCCATTGCTCTACGATTGTTCGCCTTCGTGACCGATCCGATACGACGCCGCGGCAATACGTGATTGACGGGTTGTACAAGCTCTATGTCAAGCGAATGTCCGAGATCGCCCCTCTGGCCAAGAAAGTAGAGGAGCTCGGGCTATGACCTCGTTCATCCGTGAGAAAGGGCCGAGGCTCGTCGAGACCGGCTACCCCGTGGTTCCGTTGTCGAAAGGCAAGAAGCATCCGACCACGCCCAACTGGCAAAACTCTCCGCTCACCGCCCAGGCTTGCCGACAGCGGCCGGAGGGTGAGGGCGTCGGCGTGCTGTGCGGGTACGGCGACACGCCTATCTGCGCCATCGACGTTGACTTTCGCGGAACCGATGCGGAGGCGAAGGCGCTTTTTGACGCCCTCTGCAAGGCTTACCCTGCGTGCGCGATGGCCGTTTACCGTGTCGGTCGCGCCCCGAAGTTTGCGCTCCTCTTTCGCGCAGAAGGGCGCTGGATGAAGCAGACGACTCTCGAGTACGTCAAGAACGGTGACGAGTCCACGAAGTCACAGCTGGAGGTTCTGGGCAAGGGGCAACAGATTGTTCTGTACCACATCCACCCGGAAACGGGGCTCCCCTACAGCTACCCGGATGCTTTTTTCTCAGGGGAGCCTGTTGACGTTCCGGCTGCCGAGCTCCCTTTGATGACGTATGAGGGCGTTCAGACGCTCTGCGACGCATTCGAAAAGTTCGTTGAGAGCAACGGGTGGGCGCCGGTCAAGGGTAGTGAGCGCACGATTGCCGTCGATGCTGACGAAGCCTTGGCGGAAGAGCTCGTACCGAAGCGCCCGATCGGGCTCACGATCGACCAGATTCGCAAGCTGATGGCGCCGAGAGTGGAGTCGTGGGGCTCCTATACCCCGTGGTACCAGGACGGCATGCGTATCCACCACGAGACGTCCGGCTCGTCTGAGGGGCTTGCCCTCTGGGATGAGCTTAGTCAGCAGGCCGCCAAGTATGACGGCTTCGAGGAAGTGGAGAAGAAGTGGGCTACGTTCAATAACCGTGGCCTGCGTTCGCTCACGATGTGGCCGATCGCTCGGGAAGCGCGAATGGTCATCGCGAGAGCGGAGGCTTTCACGGAAGACGGGCTTCTGTGCCGTGTGCTTCGCGACTGGGGCGATCACCTCCGCTATGCGCCACAGGCAAAGCGCTGGTATTACTTTGAGCCTGCTACGAGGCAATGGGACCGCCTCGGGCCGGAGGCTTCGATCTGCACAAGGATTCGTGACGAGATCTTCAATTCGCTTTTGACGGAGGAGATCAAGGCTGCGAGGGATGCGGGGGATGAAGCCCGAGAAAAGGCGGCGGCCAAGTTCCAGCTGCGCTGTCTCGACGGCGAGAGCGCCATGTTGGACAAGCTCCTGAAGAACCTGACCCGCACGCGTGAGCTCTATGTTGATGAGAACGACATGGACGCGATGGAGGAGTTCATCGCGGTCGAGAACGGACTCGTGAACCTGAAGACGAGGGATCTGGTGCCGAATGCACCAGATGCCCTGATGGTGAAGTACTGCAATGTGCGGTACGACCCGAGTGCGGACTGCCCCACCTGGCGCAAGTGTGTTTCCACATGGTTCGGAAGCGAAGAAGTGGCGTGGTACATGCAGAAGGTGCTTGGCAAGATGCTGGCAGGCCGACCGGATGAGGAGGCATTTTACCTGCTAATCGGCGACGGAGCCAACGGGAAGTCGAGTTTTCTTGAGACGATCAGCGAGGTGATGGGCGGCTACTCGAAGGCGCTGAGCGATGAGACCGTCATCGGCCGCAAAGGCACGCCGGCAAGTGGGCATCGTGCGGACATTGTGCGTCTGCAGGGGGCCAGGTTCGTGTACTGCTCCGAGACCGGGAGCGGGGAGTCTTTCCGCGCAGCGGACTTGAAGCGTATTTCCGGTGGGGACAAGATCTCTGCTCGAGGCGCGTATGCCGCCGAGGTGAAGGAGTTTCCCGCCAGATTCACGCTTTTCATTGCCACCAATTTTGCGCCGAACATGCAGGGAGCGGATAACGCCATGCGCCGCCGCATTCGTCTGATCGACTTCCCGCACGACTTCGAGAACGATCCCAAGTACCGCGCCATGCGCATCAAGGGGCTGTCGCAGGTGCTTAAGGCGGAGCGCTCGGGCATTTTCAACTGGCTTCTAGAGGGGCGAGACGGAGAGCTGAAGGAGGGACTTGTGGTGCCGAAGTCCGTGCTTGACGCATCGAACGCCTATGTCGACTCGCACGATCTTGTCACCCAGTGGTTCGATGAGCGGTGCGAGATCGGGCGCCCGGAAAAGGAGACCGATCCGTCGACGAAAGATTTGTTCGAGAGCTATTGCCAATGGCTTGAGAGCATGAACGAGTCGACGTTCGATGCGCGGCCTAGGATGTTGACCGAGCGGCTGAAGAAACTGCTTGCGAGGAGGGGCGTGCCGTTTCGACTTCGCAAGAGCGACGGCAAAGCCCTGGCAGTAGGCATTCGACTGAAGAGCGCCGTCGACCTGGACCAGCCCGCTCAAGACGACTTCGAAGACATTCCCTAACCAACCGGCCCTCGGCTTTCTTTCCGAAGTCGGGGGTCTTTTTCCATGAGGACAATTTTCTATGAATGAACTGTCAGACGACATTGCCGAAGAGCTGGCGCGAGGGTACGACGACCCTCTGCGCTTCGTGCTTTGGGCCTTCCCATGGGGCGAGTCGCCCGAGCTGTCGATCGTACCGCTTCCCGAGCCTTGGGCTTCGAAGTACCCGGGGAGCAAGTTCGGGCCGGACAAGTGGGCGTGTGAGGTCTTGGACGAGATCGGGCAGCAGGTGCGCGCAAACGGTTTCGACGGGATCCATGCCGTCAAGCCCATCCGCCTTGCGGTCGCGTCAGGCCACGGCATCGGTTCGGATATGTGATGAGCCGTCTGAGTCCTTTTCCGCAGTGGTTCTGCGGGGTACCGAAAGGTGCTAACGGGGAAGCCTCTCTGAGGTAATCCCGTGGGAAGCCCGAACGATCGGGAACCTGTATCGACTATTCCTCGGAAGGGAAGTAGGGCTGAATTAACCTCAGCTCGAAACGGGACTCCCCGCAATGCGGGTAAGAGATAGTCAGTGCCTCTGGCGACAGGGGATAAAACGAAATCATTTTTGACAGCCTGCCTCGTGATCTGGATCCTCGCCACTCGTCCGAACTGTAAGGGCGTAGTGACGGCCAACACGGCGGCGCAGTTGAAGACGAAGACCTTCGCGGAAATCTCGAAATGGCTGCGCCGATCCATTGTCGCCGACATGTTCGAGATCAAGGCGGAGTCCATCGAAGCGAAGGAAGCTCCTGAGTCGTGGCGCGTCGACGCGCAGACGTGTAAGGAAGAAAACTCCGAATCGTTTGCGGGCCAGCATTCTGCGTCCTCTACGTCCTTTTATGTAATGGATGAGGCCTCAGCCGTCCCCGACGTGATTTGGGAAGTGGCGGAAGGCGGTCTGACCGACGGTGAGCCGATGATGTTCGTGTTCGGCAATCCGACGAGAAACACAGGGCGTTTCCGCGAATGCTTCGGGAAGCGCAAGAACGTCTGGAGCACTCGTCAGATTGACAGCCGAAGTGTGTTCATCACGAACAAGGAGCAGATGGAGGAGTGGCGCAAGGAGTATGGCGAGGACTCGGACTTCTTCAAGGTGCGTGTGAAGGGTGAGTTCCCGAGTCAGTCCGACAAGCAGTTCATCCCGTCGGGCCTTGTGATGGAGGCGGCGAGGCGAGACATGCCGCACAACGGGGCGACGTGCGCGATCATCGGCGTGGACGTGGCGCGCTTCGGTGATGACGACAGCGTGATCTACACGCGCATCGGCAGGGGTTGGCTCCCGATCAAGCGCTTCAAGGGGCTCTCCACAACGCAACTCGTGGCCAAGGTGAAGCGGCACTTCGACGAAGTGAGGGCGCTCGGGTTCCCGAGAGACCGCATCTACATCAACGTGGACGAGGGCGGTGTTGGCGGTGGCCCGAAGGACCAGCTTCGCGACGACGGGTACCCCGTGCGCGGCATCCAGTTCGGTGCGGGTGCGGACGATCCGAAGACGTACGCCCGTCTCCGTGAGGAGATGTGGGGGAGGATGAAGCTCTGGCTGATGGACGGCGGGACGATCCCGAACGATCAGGGCCTGATCGACGACTTGACGGCGCCCGAGTACGACATCCTGCCGGGCGGGCAGATCAAGCTCGAGTCGAAGAAGGACATGAAGAAGCGCGGCATGCCGTCGCCAGACAGTGCAGACGCGCTTGCGCTGACCTTCGCGTACAAGATCGAGGAGTACATCCCGCTCGCGGAGCTCGAGTACCGCAACCGCAGATCGGGGAGGCGGGACTACGACCCCTTCGCCTGTCTGAAGTAGTTGGGGCATGAGACGAAGTCCACGTGGTTTGATTGACCCTAGAAAAACGAAAGCCGCCAGAAGGTGAAGATTCTGACGGCTTTCTAGGATTCTCATAAGGAACGGGCTTATGAATGTCTTAGGGTTGATTTTACCTGACGAATTGGTGTTGAGCATAGCAATGATGGCTTTTTCTGACCTACCTGCGCACGTGCAGGTTCTGTTGGCACTTGTGGGCGTTTTACTCGCCACATGGGTTGCCGCGCGCGTCATAGACCTTTACGACTATCTGCGCTGTGGTTCTGCGAAGCGTCAGGAGATTCGGAACAGCCGCCGCTGGTTCAAGCAGTGGAGGGGGCAATGATTACGTATCAGGAGCTGTCGTTCGGTGAACTTTACGATCTGGACGGCTGGGCGGACTGGGTGACGGAGTACATCAACGAGACGGCCAACCCTGCCATTGGCGCGGCCGAGGCGCAGGTGTCCCGCTATGCCGCGCTCGACAAGGACGGTCAGCTTCGCTGTGTGGCCGTGCTTGACGACGGGCGCCTTGTTGGCGCGGCCGCGCTTCTCGTCACGCAGTCCCAGCACTACCCGTTTCCTCTCGTCGGCGTTGATGCCTTCTACCTCCGTAAGGCATGGCGCCGTGGGCGTACGGGGCTTGATCTTCTTGGGTGCGCCAAGGCGGTTGCGGCCAAGGAAGGCGCTCCTGGCTTCACCTTCATGGCGCCGCCGGGGTCGGCGTTCGACAAGCTGTGCGATCGCCTCGGCATGACGCACACCCATAACTGCTACTGGTGCAAATGCGATGAATGATCTTGCGACACGAGCCGCGGCTGTGGAAGCCCTCGGGCAGGCGCTTGAGGCGGAGTTCCCGCCGATCCACATCGAGACGGAGCACCACCTTCATGCGGGTATGTATTCCCGCACGGTCTACGTTCCGAAAGGCGCGGCGGTCGTGGGGCTCACAGTCAAGGTACCGACGCAGTTGATCTGCTGCGGGCACTTCAGGATCACGGATGGGGGCATCACGAAGGAGCTTCGCGGCGTCCATATCCTCGACGGCATGGCGGGGCGAAGAGCCGCTGTCTATGCCCTTGAAAACTCGTCCTTCACCATGTGCTTCGCGACGGATGCGAAGACTGTGGAGGAGGCCGAAAACGAATTTACTGATGAGCCCGATCGGCTCTTAACTCGAAAGGAGAATCTCTTATGTCAGGAGGATGGGTAGCAGTTGGCGTAGCCGCGGCTTCCGCCGCATCGTCGATGTATTCGGCCAACAAGCAGGACAAGGCGCAACGTCACGCCGCGGATCAGCAGGCCAAGGCGGCCGCCGAGGCGAAGAAGCAGCAGGAGATGGAGTTCAACAAGGCCAACCAGAACGAGGTCGACATTAGCGGCATCATGGGCCAGAATCAAGGCGGCGGAAGCGCCACGATGATTACGGGTCCGGGCGGCGTCGGCAAGAATGATCTTCTGCTTGGCGGCGGCTCCTCTCTTCTGGGAGGCTAATCATGGCGGACAGTCTTCGCAAACAGTGCGGCAAGCGCTGGGGGGCGCTGAAGTCTGAGCGCTCCTCTTGGATGCCGCACTGGCAGGAAATCTCGGAAGTACTTCTGCCTCGCGCGGGGCGCTTCCTCGTCTCCGACAACAACAAGGGGGACAAGCGCCACCGCGCCATCCTGGACAACTCAGGCACGCGAGCGCTTCGCACCTTGTCGGGCGGCATGATGGCGGGCATGACGAGCCCGGCTCGCCCGTGGTTCCGTCTCACGACGAAGAACCCGCAGTTGGACGAGAACTACGAAGTCAAGAAGTGGATGACGCAGGTGACGACCCTCATGCAGATGGTCTTCAACCAGTCGAATGTCTACCGCGCCTTGCAGATGGCGTACGAGGAGCTCGGTGCTTTCGGCACGACGTCTGTGATCGTGCTCGACGACTACGACTCCATCATCCATTGCATGCCGCTCACCATTGGCGAGTTCGCGCTTGCGACGGATTCCCGAGGCGACGTCAACACGTGCTACCGAGAGTTTCGCATGACGGTCTCCGCGCTCGTCGGGGAGTTCGGCTACGACAAGGTGTCGCCCAACGTCAGGCGGCTCTATGACCGCGGGAACTACGATGAATGGATCGAGGTGGTCAACGCCATTGAGCCCCGCAATTTCCGCGATCCCGAGAAGCGCGACGCGAAGAACATGCCGTTTCGATCGGTCTACTTTGAGAAGAACGGCAAGGGCGACTCGATCCTTCGTGAGTCGGGCTTCAGGCAGTTTCCTGTTCTCGCAGCTCGTTGGAATGTGACGGGCGGCGACATCTACGGGACGGGGCCGGGCATGGAAGCGCTCGGCGACCTTCGCCAGCTTCAACAGCAACAGCTTCACAAGTCCAAGGCCATTGCTCAGCAGGCCGATCCCGCGGTCATCATGTCGGCCGACATGCGCAATCAGGAAGCGAACCTGGTTCCGGGCGGGATTGTTTGGGCGGACAACGTAGCGCAGGTGCAGGGGGTGCGGTCTGCCTACGAAGTCAACCTGCGTCTCGACGCGCTTCTGATGGACATTCAGGACGTGCGTCGGCGCATTGATGAAGCGTTCTACAAAGACATCTTCCTGATGATTACGGGCATGCCCACGACTGCCCGCGCGACTGCGACTGAGATTGCCGAGCGCCACGAAGAGAAGATGTTGATGCTTGGCCCCGTCCTCGAGCGTCTCAACGCGGAGATGAACGACCGACTGATCGCCATGACGTTCGACCGCATGGTGCAGGTCGGCATGCTTCCGCCGGTCCCGCAGGAGCTTCAAGGCATCGACTTGAACGTCGAGTTCGTCTCGATCCTTGCGCAGGCCCAGAGGGCCGTGGCAACCAACGCGGTCGACCGCTTCACGCAGAACCTCGGCATGCTCGTGGCGATCAAGCCCGATCTCGCCGACAAGTTCGATGCGGACTACTGGGCGGATTACTACTCGGACGTGCTGGGGCTTGACCCCCAGTTGATCGTGCCTGGCAAGCAGGTGGCGCTCATCCGCCAGCAGAGAGCCGAGCAGCAGGCGAAGATGATGCAGATGGAGCAGGCCAAGGAGATGGCCTCTGTCGCGAAGGATCTCGGAGCGGCTCAAGCCGCCGTTCCCGCGTCTCCGATGTCGCCTCTGCAGGGAGACCTTCAGTCAGCCTCCCCCGAGCAGATCATGGGGCAGTTCGCGGGTTATTGACCCAGTTGGGGCATGAGAGCAAAACAGCGTGTCAAAGTAGCTTCAACACATAAAGCGAAAGCCGCTCGGGGTGCGATCCGAACGGCTTTAGAAGAGATAAGAGCAATGGTTGAAGAACACGACAGACAGATGATTCGGGAAGATGAACGTCGCCGAATAGAGAGGGAACGCAAAACTTGGTGGTGGGACGCCTTCAAGAGCGTTGCGGTTCCTATTCTTGTCGGCGTTATCTCTTCGCTAGTTTCGCTCAAGGTAGCGGGTGTTTTATGACTGAACAGAAACTGCCATACGAAGCCTCGGACGACTTCCCGTCCGACTTCAAATGGCTGATGCGTGACGTGCGCGGGCGTCGGTTGATGCACTGGCTTCTTACGAAGTCGGGTGTCTTTCGCACGACTTTTGAAGAGACGCCCATGCGAGCGGGCTATATGCCCATCGCGATGGCGCATGCCGAAGGGCGCAAGGACATCGGCTATCGCCTGATGGCGCAGATTGATCGGGTTTGCCCCGACCAGTATTCCAAGATGATGAAGGAGAACAAGAATGGCTGAAGACGGCACTACCGTTGATCCTGTTGAATCAACTGAGCCGGCCGAACCCGCAACGCCCGCAGGTGGCGAAGGAAACCCTACCGATCCGGCACCGGCGGCTACCGCTCAGGCGACGGACGCTACCGAACCGACGGCGGACATGCCGTCCCTGCTGGGCGAAGGGGATCAGAACGACGGCGATCAGAAGCCCGCGCAGGCAGCGCCCGAGGCGTATGAACCGTTCGACGTCGAGGGGCAGCAGTTCACAGAAGCTCAGCTCGAAGGCTTTGCCGCTACGGCGAAGGAGCTCGGGCTCTCGCAGGAAAATGCCCAGAAGATGCTTGCCGCCATGGTCCCCACGGCGCGCCAGTATCTGGTGGATGACTTGAAGGCGAAGTCGCGCGAGTGGGCTTCGCTTTCTGAGAAGGACCCTGAAATCGGCGGCGCCAATTTCAAGGCTAATGTCGGCGTTGCGAACAGCGCACTCAAGCAGTTTGCGACTCCCGAATTTACGGCGCTTTTGAGAGGATCCGGCCTTGGGGCGCACCCCGAGGTGGTCCGTGTGTTTTATCGCATCGGCAAGGCCATGCAGCAGGATCACGGTGTGACGGGAAGCGCTTCCGCCCCGGCGGGCGCTCGACGCCGCTACCCGAAGTCCAACATGGTGGTTGATGAATAAGGAGATAAGGAATGGCTACGACTACTAAGCCGAATCGCAATCCGACGCTCGCCGACATGATGGATCGTCTGGATCCGAATGGCGAGCTCGCTGACATCGTTGAAGTTCTCAACGAAACCAATGAAATGATGGACGACATCACGTGGGTGGAGGCGAACAACAAGTTCTCCCACCGCACGACCGTCCGCACGGGTCTTCCGACCGTCACGTGGCGCAAGCTCAACTATGGTGTGAAGCAGTCCAAGTCCACGGTCGCCCAGATCACGGACACCTGCGGCATGCTTGAGGCCTTCGCCACGGTCGATAAGAAGCTCGCCGAAATCAACGGCATGAAGGAATCTTGGCGCGCTTCCGAAGAACGCCCGTTCATCGAGGCCATGTCCCAGACGCTTCAGCGCGCTCTCATCTACGGCGACTCCTCGAAGGACCCCGAGCAGATTATGGGCCTTGCACCGCGCTTCAACACGAAGGATCCGAAGAAGGCTCCGTGTGCTGTCAACGTCATCGACGCCGGCGGCACGGGCACCGACCTCACCTCCATCTGGCTCGTCGGTTGGGGTCCGAACACGGTCCACGGCCTTTACCCCGAAAACTCCAAGGCGGGTCTCTCCAAGGAAGACATCGGCGAAGAAGCCGCGCTTGATCCGGATGGCGGCGAGTACCGCGTCCTCAAGACGCACTTCGGTTGGGACGTTGGTCTCTCTGTTCGCGACTGGCGCTATGTCGTACGTATTGCGAACATCAAGGAAAGCCTTCTCCAGTCCGTTCCGCCGGATGAGAACAGCGCCACGGGCCACAACCTCTACGAGCTTCTCGTGAAGGCCGTGGCGAAGGTGCCGAGTCTCTCTGGAGCCCGCTTTGCCTTCTACACGAACCGCACGATCGAAACGTATCTGCGTCTGCAGCAGGCCAACTCCCGCAACGTCCAGCTGAATCTGGCCGATGTCGGCGGCCGCCGCGTGCTGAGCTTTGACGGCATTCCGTTCCGTCGCGTCGACGTGCTTGAGTTCAAGGAAGCTCAGGTCAAGTAAGGAGAAGACAATGATTGTTGACTATCTGATGATGTTCACGAAGGACGAGGGCCAGAAGCTTTCCGCCGCGGCCGCCTCCGACTTCCGTCTTGACTTCGGTCAGCCCAAGCCGACCACGGGCTATGCCTACGGCGACCTCGTGGCCGTTTTCACGGTGAAGGCGGACGTGACAGGCAACCTCACGATCTCGCTGCAGGACTCCGACACGGAGACGAGCGGCTTTGCCGACGTGTCCACGGCGGTGACGCTTGCCGCCCCGAAGGCGGGCACCCAGATCGTGATCCCGATCCCGTACCATCACAAGCGCTACATGCAGGCGAACTTTGCCGGCACTGTTTCGGGGGGTACGGTTCACGGCTTCATCACGTCGGGCTTCCAGGACAACGCGGGCTTTGAACAGGCCCCGTCCATCAAGACGGCTTGATCCTCCGTGAAGAGGTGATGACAAAGGGGCGCTTCGGCGCCTCTTTTTGTAGGAGGTTCTCATGGCAAGTGCTGTAGAGATTTGTAATTTGGCGTTGTCTTTCCTGGGTGACACCGGGAGCATTGCATCGATTGACCCGCCTGAAAGCCCGGCCCAGGCGAAGATGTGCGCGATCTACTACCCGATCGCGAAGTCGGCGATGCTCGAGATGCACGACTGGTCGTTCGCGACGAAGCGCCAGCTCCTCGCCAAGTTGAGTTCGGAGGAGACGGCGGGGTGGAGAGGCGTCTACGAGGTGCCGTCCGACTGCATGCGCGTCATCCGCGTCCGCCCGCACTCGAAGCAGGAGATGCCGAGCTGGTGGACGGATAACCCGGTGTGGTTCATGGAGCCCAACGACGCGAACTTCGAAGTGATGGGCGGGAAGCTCTACACGAACGCGGAAAATCCCGTGGCGACCTACGTGACGTCGGAGGTCTCGGAGGGCTACTTCTCGCCAACCTTTGTGACGGCGTTCGCGTACTACCTCGCGATGGAGATTGCGGGCTCTCGTGTCAAGGGAGAGGAAGGGCAGAAGCTGTCGAATCTGCTTTCGAAGCAGTTCCAAGTGGCGCTCTCGACGGCGAAGACGCGTGACGCGAATCAGCAGCGCAAGCAGGTCTGCTTCACGCCCTCGTGGATCGTAAGGAGGTAGGCATGGGCATCCGCAAAGTTCAAATGTCTTTTTCGGCGGGCGAACTCTCCCCCGCCATGTATGGGCGATTTGACGATCAGAAGTACCAGCAGGGTTTGGCGAAGTGCCGCAACTTCCTCGTGCTTCCGCAGGGCCCTGCGACGGTTCGACCGGGTACGGCGTACGTGAACACGACGAAGTATCCGACGAAGAAGTGTCGCCTCATCCCGTTCACGTTCTCGTCCGATCAGACGCTTGCCATCGAGCTTGGCGACAAGTACGCGCGCTTTCACACGTCGGGCAAAACCCTCCTGGGCGAAGACGGGCAGCCCTACGAGATCGAGACGCCGTACAGCTCGGACGACGTGTTTGACATCCACTATGTCCAGTCGATGGACATCATGACGCTCGTGCATCCGAACTACCCGCCGAAGGAGTTGCGCCGCTATGGTGCGACCGACTGGCGTCTCGTCGACGTTCAGTTCGGCGCACCGCTACCTGCCCCAGGAGCGCCAAGTGTTGAGTACAAAGTGGTGGCGAGTAGCGGTCAGACGATCACGGAAGGTGAGAAGACACGCTACACATTGAAGTACCGTGTGACGGCAGTAAAGGAGACTGAGACGGGAAGCGAGCAGGAGAGCCCTGCAAGTCCCGTTGGCGAGACGAAGGGGAACCTGTACCTCAACAACGCCACCTGTACGATTACGTGGGGCACTGTGGCAGACGCGGAGCGATATCGCGTCTACAAGAATTTCAAGGGCTTGTACTGCTTTATCGGCGAGACGACCGAAACGTCGTTCATCGACGACAACTACTCGCCTGACGAGGGCATCACGCCGCCTATCTACGACGACCCTTTCTTTATGAGCAAGGGCATTACGTCTGTCACGGTCAACAACGGCGGTAGCGGTTATGTCTACGACCGCAGAGGCATCACTGCGGACAATTGGCGCATTCTCTCATCGCCGAGCAAAGGGGAGATCGCCGGCACCCGCCGCGTGGCGGACTCCGGTAGCGAAAAGAGTCCTTTTTCCGTACGAGTATACGACGAGAACGGCGAGGGCACAGGGGCAACTGTGGAGCTGGTCACCTCTCGCCGTGTTTGGAGAGCGGAAATTGCAGGCAACAGTGACGCCGGCCCTTCCTACGACGACATGGTCACGACCACCGTCACCGGCATCAAGGTCACAAACGTAGGCCAAGGTTACTCTCTCCCGCGTGTTGAAATTACGTGGACGGACCATACATGGGTTGGCTCGTGGACTGACTATTTCGGCCGACGTGCTACGGTTGCCCTCGATGTCGAGCAGTCGTCTCTTCGTATCGACGTCAAGGACTCGACAGGTTGGGGCGCGGAGCTCGTGCCGGTTGTGAAGGACGGGCGCATTGAGAAGGTTGCCGTGCGGTCCGGCGGGCAAAGCTACACGTCTCCGAAGTTGACGGTTGTTTCTACGGTGGGCAGTGGCGCTTCGCTCACCGCCAACGTAGGTAAGGCGGGCGACTACCCCGGCGCGGTCTGCTACTACGAACAGCGCCGATGCTTCGCGGGAACGCCGACGCGTCCTCAGATGGTGTGGATGACGCGCTCCGGTACCGAGTCAGACATGAGTCACACGCTCCCCTCGCAGGACGACAACCGCTTGCGTTTCGCCATCGCGGCGCAGGAGGCGTCGCGCATCTTGCATCTGACGCCGCTCCAGCAGATGCTTGCGATGACGAATACGACGGAGTATCGAGTCTACTCGGGCGGCTCCGCCCCGATGGCGCCTGATGCGATTCGATCGGAAGTGCAGGCGCAGATAGGCGCGTCGAACGTCATGCCTGTGGTGGTCAACTCCACGGTCGTTTACGCTGCCGCCCGTGGCGGGCACGTGCGCGAGCTCGGGTACAACTGGCAGTCGTCTGGTTTCACTACAGGCGATTTGTCGATCCGATCCGCGCACTTCTTCGAAGACTCGCAGATCGTCGACATGGCGTTGGCGAAGTCGCCGGATCCGATCGTGTGGGCGGCGATGGCTGACGGCAGTCTTCTGGGGTTTACCTACTTGCCTGAGCAGGCGATTGGCGGCTGGCACAAGCACACAACGGTGAACGGCGCGGTCGAGTCTGTGACGGTCGTGCCTGAGGGGGATGAGGACATCGTTTATCTCATCATCCGGCGAACGGTCAAGGGAGAGGTTGTCCGCTACGTCGAGCGCATGCACGAGCGTAAGTTCTCGGCGTTGGAAGACGCATGGTGCGTGGACTGCGGCGGGGAGTACATCGGAGACCGGACGACTGAGGTGAAGGGGCTCACCTGGCTCGAAGGCGAGACGGTCAACATCCTTGCCGACGGTTGTGTGCTCCCTCAGCGCGTAGTGGAGGACGGGAAAGTCACGCTCACCCAATCGGCGCGTCACGTCATCGTGGGCCTGCCGATCACGGCCGACCTGCAGACGCTCCCGGTGGCGGTACAGCTGGCGGACGGCTCGGTCGGTATGGGGCACATGAAGAACGTGAACGATGTGTTCATGCGTGTGCACAAGTCTTCCGGTGTCTTTGTTGGCCCTGACTTTGACAATCTTGTCGAGTACAAGCAGAGAACCGACGAGCCGTACGGGTCCCCGCCTGCATTGATGGACAAGGAGATCTCCGTCGCCACAATCTCGCAGTGGAACGACTCAGGGCAGATCTGCGTTCGTCAGAAAGATCCTCTGCCGCTCACGATCGTTAGTCTCTGTTGGGATTTGGCGAAGTAGTTGGGGCATGAGGTCCCTTCAACCCGATAACCTAGCCCTCAACTATGAGGGCTTTTTTCTTATGGCGCTTACACTTCAAGGGGTCACATATGACCTCGACAACCTTTTGGGCGGCGTTAACTTTGGAACGGATCCACTCACGTTCCAAGGGGCCGCCGGCACGCAGAACGTATTGACCGCTCCGGATACAGCTTCGTCGGCAGGCTCGGGTAATCCGGCGCTCGGCGGTGCGTCGGTCGGGCTTGCCATCGGGCAGGCGATCGGGGGCATGTACTCCGCGTGGAAGGGCGGCAAGACGCTCGACTACGTGATGAACAAGCAGGCCGAGATCTCCGAGCAGAACCGTCAGATGGCGCAGCTCTCCGCCGAGTCTGCGATGCGTCAAGGCGAAGCCGCCGTCGCACAGCTTACCTACCGCGCGGGTCAGATCAAAGCCAAGCAACGCACCGCGTTCGCCTCCAACGGTGTGGTGTTGGGCGAAGGCTCGACTGCAGAGGTCACTGCGACCACCGACATCATGAAGGAGATGGACAAGAAGACCGCCGAGATGAACGCGCTCTCCGCCGCCTGGGGCTTCAAACAGCAGGCCCTTCAGGCGAGCGCGCAGGGCGGCATCTACTCCGGCATGGCTGGCTACGCCAAGTCGGCGAAGCAGTCCGAGGGTTTCTCAAGTCTTCTTGACGGCGGCATGACGGCGGCCGACCGTTGGTATCGATACTTTGGAGCATCCTAATGGCACAAGTTCCCAACTACGGCGGGCCACAGGTCATGCCGAGCATCCTCGGCTATCGACCGATGTCGACCGAGATTCCGAAAGTTCCCGAGATGGACGTGCAGAAGCCGTTGGCGAAGGCGTCCGCCAAGCTCGACGACTGGTACTCGAAGTTCCTCGCGGAACAGGATGACGCCCGCGTGACGGAGGCGCTCACGGAGCTTCGTCGCAAGGCGATCGACATGGAGTCGGGCGAAGGCGGCTGGGCGAGCCAACTGGGCGCCAACGCGCTTGAGCCGGACCTCGACGGAAAAGGCCTTGTCGAGCGGATGGACTCGGGGCTTCAGGACTACGGCCAAGAGCTCGCCTCCGGGCTCACCGCGCGTCAGCAGAAGATGTTCGGCGAGAAGGCACAGGCGATCTACACCGCGTTCTACTCCGGCGTCTCTCAGCACGTCTATCAGCAGGCGGTTGCCCAGAAGAAGGCGGCGCACGAAGGCGCGATTGCGCAGGCCGTGGAGTCGGGCGCAGCGTATGCCGGCAAGCCTGACATGCTTGCGCAGAGTGCTCATGCGATCCATGAGTCCGCGGATAAGCTCGCCGAGTTCATGGGCTGGACGGCCGAGAACAAGGCGCTCTACATCAAGAAGAACATGTCGTCCATGTACATGAACGGCATTGACTCGCTCCTGGCCGGCTCAGATCGAAACCCTGCCGTGGCATATCAGGCGCTCGGGCTTCTTCGTGCGCACTCGAAGGAGATGCTTGGCTCCGACGTCGCGCGCGCTCGTCAGCGCATCAACCCGATCGTGCAGGCGCACGAGGATCGCTTGAAGATCGAGCGATATGCCGCGGGCTTGGGTGGCGCTGGAGAAGTACTCCGTGGGGGGCTCAGCGAAGCCGTCAAGAGAGGCGTCGTGACGCAGGATTTTGTGAAGACCGCCCGAGGATACGAGGCGCTTATTTCCACTATGCCCGGCAAAGGCAGCCAGTCTTTCACCGCGAAGGAGGGCGCTCCTTCCGAGTGGAAGCACGGTGCGTCTCAACTCACCGTTGAGCAGGGCATGGAGGCGGCCAAGGCGGCCAAGCAACCCTGGGATCCTGAGGCGTTCAAGACCGATCGAAACTACAACGACATGCTGGGCGTAGCCCGCTACAACGATATGCTCACCGAGTTCGCCGACGAGCACATGGCGATGGCGGGGTACATCACCTCCAAGGAGACCGTGCGCGAGGCTGAGAAGCAGGCGCAGGAAAAGGGCGGCGTGTGGACGGACTATCTGCCCGAGAAGGCGCAGTCGACGCTCAAGAGCGCTGTGGCGAACATGCGACGTGAGAAGGAGATTGTCGACGAGGCGACGGGTTCCCGCGTCTCCGCGTTCTCGCCGCAGTATGCGGCCGCGGCGAAGACTTGGCCGACGCCTGACCAGATCCGAGAAGACCTTCGTCGGACGGACCCGCGTGCCGCCGCGGATCCGCGCTACTGTGACGAGCTCGTGACGAAGGCGTGGGCGCTTGTCAACCAGAAGAAGCAGTCGTACGTGCAGGAGCAGAACAACGTCAAGGCGCAGATCTCGAACATCCTTTTTAAGGCGCATGGCGATCTTTCGCAGGTCCCGCAGGAGCTGGTGGCGCGGCTTGACGTGAACGAGGCCGCCGAGGTGCAGAAGCTGGCTGCACATTACCAGAGCGATACGTTCGCTTCTGATCCGCGCGCGCTTGGCAAGCTGAGCGATGACCGTTTCCTCGTGTCCATGTCTGAGGACGAGCTGACGCTCTACCTGAACCAGCTCAACGGAAAGGATCGTCAGCGCATCCTGACGAGGTATTTCAGCCTCAAGCAGGGCTCGACTTACGCGGCCGACGATGAGGCGGCACGCAAGCGCCTTGCCGCGATGGGCGTGGTACAGGACCCGTTCGTCATTAGCAGTGAGACGATTGAACGTGCGCTTAAGCGAAACCCCGAGTACGTGAAGCTGAGGGAAGAGTCGCCGGACGTTGCCAATGCCTACTTGGCGCAGATGCAGGAAGTCCTGAGCCTGCAAGGGCAAGAGATGGGCAAGAAGCTCAACGAGATCGAAGTGGGGCAGCGGATCAATCTCGCAATGCGCGAGATCACGCCCGTCTCCGAACTGCTCGGCTCGACGAACAAGGTGGCGAGCATGCTCACAATGGACGATTTGCCGAACCACGGCATGACGGATGCCTACAAGGTCGTCGAGCAGACGGCTGAGCATTGGCTCAAACAGATCGGCCAGGAGCGCAAGCCGACGAAGCAGGAGATGCAGTATGTCCTCACCAAGATCATGCTCGGGGATCAGCGGCTCCGCGTGATGATCCCGCCGAGCGTGAGTTTCGACGAGCCTTTGATGAAGAAGATCGACACTGCATGGAAGGCGAAGCACGGTAACAGCCCGATGCCGCAGGTCGCCCGTCTGCGCTACTACCTCATGGCGCGCGCCGGCGGTCAGGTCGGTGAAGGCAGTACGGGCCCATCTTGGCTCGGGCACCAGACGACGTATATGTACGGTTTTGACGACGGAGGTAACTGATGGATTTCATTGAGCGCATGATTGCGCAGGATGGCGCGGCGCAGGCTCAGACCGACTACGAGCAGGCGCTCATGGACCCTGAGACGCCTGAGCAGGCGGCTGTGCGGCTTCGCAAGGCGCGTGTCTTCGACATGACACCTGAAGAGACGCCGACGCTTACGCCAGCAGAAGAGGCGGCCGAGAAGGCGCGGGCGGTCAATTGGGCGACGATGTACACCGAGGCCCCGACCCTCATGGAGAAGCTCTCCGAGCCCGCCTTCGCCAATCTCGTCAAGAATGACCTGTCGTCTATGGGCGTTCGTGAGAAGCTGATCTGGTCAATGGCGCCCGATACGGGCGAGAAGGATTCGATCTGGGGGACGGTTCGCAACGCCTTCACCAGGAACAGCTTCTCTGGCGATGCAACCTCGTTCTTCGGCTCGGCTTCCGATGCGGAGGCGTACTCCAAGGAGCTCCGCCGCGTCCAAGAGATCGAAGACGAGATCGCGCAGGGCAAGGACGTGGCGTACCGTTTTGCCACTGCAGAAGACGAGACGGGTCAAGTGGGGCTCGCCGCTTTCATGGCGGGGAAAGAGGGCATGAAGGCCCGCATCGCGGAGCAGATCGAGAAGGCGTCCGAGCGCACAGCGCGTCTCACACGCTACGCTTCTTTCTTCCCCAGCGCCCAGGCGACGCAGGAGATGATGGCGCAGGACTCCTTCTCGGGGGTGATGAGCGCACTGGCGAAAGACCCGCTTACGGTCCTTGCCGATTTGGGCGTGGGTTCGCTGACCCAGAACGCGCCCTCGCTCCTCGCGCTGCCGATCCTAGGGGCGGGTGGCATTCCCGCGCAGATGGCGGGCACGTTCGGGCTCTCCTACTCCATGGACAAAAACGCGAGCGTACTCGAGAACTTGGCGGATGCAGGCATCGACCTCACCGATCCGAAGTCGATTGCCTCGGCCTATCTTGATCCCGCGAAGCGAGACATGCTGACGGATGCCGTCAAGCGCGCAGAGAAGCACGCTGCGGCGACGGCGCTCTTCGACGCGGCGTCGATCGGATTGGCAGGCGTCTCCATGGTGCCGAAGTCTGCCACACGTCAGATGCTCGACTCGGCGTACAAGCGCGAGTTCGCCAACATGGCCCTGCAGATGCCGGTGCAGGGTGCGATGGGCGGCGCAGGCGAAGCGCTGGGGCAGTATCTTTCCGACGGCGAGATCTCCTCGTGGGCTGATGTCGTGGCCGAAGTGGTGGGCGAACAGTTCACCGCGCCGGTCGAAGTCCTCACCACGGGGATGAAGGCGCGTGCCGCGATTGCCCGCGAGGAAGAGCGTGCTCGCCGAAACGCCGAGGCCATGAAGGAGCTGAGCGAAACGCAGTCGGCTGTCGACGAGCTCGATCCCGAGACTGCCGCCGCTTACGAGCAGGAAGTGGCGCGACGAGCGGGCGTTGAGGCGATCGAGTTCGATGCGAACTCCTTCCACCAGCGGGGGCTCGACAAGAAGTTCTCGAGTGTTCCTGAGGTGGCGCAGCAGATGCCGGAGGCGCTCGCCACGGGCGGGACGATCAAGGTGCCGATCGGCAAGGTGAAGGCGATGGTGCAGGAGGACGAGTCCGTCCTCGAGCTCATGTCGGTCGGCGGCTCCCTCTCCATTGAGGAGGTGAAGGACGTTAAGGGCGCCGTCGAGCTGCAGGCGACGCAGGCGGCGGGCAAAGCGTTCCGAGACGAGCTCTCCGAGGTGGGGCGTATCGTCGGCAACGGCATCCGTGCGCTCAAGGTGCCGAAGGAGGAGGCGCGCAACCTGCAGGCGCTCATCCAGACGCAGGTGGCGAACATCGCACGTCAGGTGAATATGTCTCCTAAAGCGCTGTGGGAGAAGTACGGCGGCAAGTTCGTCATGGGCAACGGAGAGAACGGTGTCAACGGCGAATACTTTCCGTCGCTTCGCACCGTCGCCCGTTGGAATGGCGCCGATCGCTCCACGCTTCTCCACGAGACGGGGCATCTTTTCCTCGACATGCGCACGCAGATCGCGGCGGACGTCATGCAGAACAAGGACATGCCCGACGACATGAAGGCGTATGTGCAGTCCGCGAACGACACGCTCGCCTGGCTTGGCGTCAAGGACGTGCAGACGTGGAAGGCGATGAAGCCCGAGGATCAGCGGGCGGCGCATGAGAAGTTCGCCCGCACTTTCGAAGCGTACATGCTCGACGGTGAAGCGCCTTCCCAGAAGCTCACGCTCGCCTTCCGAGAGTACGGCCGCTGGCTTCAGGACATCTACACCGTGGCGGAGAACGTCCCCGGGGCCGCGCTCAATGACGACGTGAAGGCGATGTTCGACGCCATGTTCGTCGCCAAGGAGGACGTGATGGAGTCGATGGCGCGACAGGCGGCGCAGCCCCTCTTTACGGCGCAGGACGAGTCCGGTCTTTCGACGGAGGAGTGGATCGCCTATCAGGAGGCGCAGCAGGCAGTCGGCGCGCAGGCCGAGGCCGAGCTTACCGCTCGCAACATCCGCCTGCAGAAGGTTGTCAAGAACATGCGCAACAAGCTCGTGCGCGAACTGAAGAAGGAGCGCAAGGGGCGCATCGCAGAGATTCGTGCGCAGGTCTCGGAGGAGTTCAAGAAGACGCGCGTCTACCACGCGTGGAACTCTCTGGTGAACGGCAACGAGAAAGACGGGGAGAAGATCCGATGGAAGCTCGCCTTCGAAGACCTGAGACAGGTCGGCTATACGCCGCGTCAGATCAAGAAGCTCCATGAAGCCCGCATCGCTTCGCCCCAGTCTTTCCGTCAGCCCGAGAAACTCGAGGACATTGCGCAGGCGTTCGGTTACCCCAACTCGAACGAAATGGTAGATGACCTTCTTGCCAATCTTGATCCTGAAGCCTCGATCGACGCCATGACGGTCGAGCGCCTGGTGGAGGAATCCCCTGAGCTCGCCGACGAGTCGACCATGCGCGACATGGCCGACGCCGCGACGTTCAACGATGCGAAGATCAAGGTGGTTTCCACGGAGCTCGCCGCGATGGAGAAAGCGCTCAACGGGCAGGCGCGTACCGAAAGCAAGGCGATCGATGCGTTCGCCTATTCGGTTGTGCAGGATATGAAGATCGCCGGCATCAAGCCCGCTTCGTTCGCTCGTGCGGCCAACCGTGCCGCCCGAAACGCGCGCAAGGCGTGGGCGAAGGGTGCCGTGGCGGAGGCCGTGGCGTTCAAGCGTCAGGAGCTCTACCAGGCGGCGTTGGCCAAGCATGCCCGACAGTCGCTTATGCGCATCTCGAAGTCTGTGCGCGGCTTCAAGAAGTACAAGGTCGCGACGCATCGCGCCATGGATACGCGCGTTCTCGAGGTGCTCCAACGTGCGCTTGTGAACATGGGTTTCGTGGACGCGAAGGACGTGCACGTCAACGATCCGGACGCCTCCTTCTATGACAAGGTGAAGGAGCTCGAGAACGAGCTCGAGCATGGGCTTGAAATCACGAGCAACATGACGCGGGCTATCGCGGACCGCGACACCTCTGCGCTTGAGACTGTTGGCGGCATGAACAGCTTCATCGATGCGATCCAGTTGCTGGAGGCTCAGGCTCGTCGAGAGAAGCATATCTCCACCGTCATGGGAAACGAGCTTCTCGAGGACACACTGGAGCGCGCTGCCAAAGTGGTGCAGGAGACCGCTGTCGCGCACGGCCGCGACGCGAAGAAGTGGCGCGAACAGCTCGGCATGTCGAAGCGCTTCGCAGATATGGTCGAACGCTTCGGCCTCGTGCATGCGAGAGCGGCTGGCATCGTGGCGACGCTCGAAGGCGGATGGGAAGGCCTCCTCGCCAAGCTCTTCATCTACCCCTCCGACAAGTGCGTTACGAAGGAGGAAGAGCTCAAGGCCAAGTACGCCATGAAGCTTGACAAGATCCTCAGGTCGTTGAAGGAATCGTTGACCGACCTGAAGGCTAAGACGAGCAAAACCTTCAACCATGCGTTCACCACGCAGGAGGTGTTCGTTCTTCTCCTCAACTACGGCAATGAAGGCAATCGTCAGCGAGCGCTTTCCACTATGACGTACCATACCGGTTACAAGTTCTTCGAGGGATTGGACAGGAGCGATCTGGCATACGAGGCGAAGGTTGCCGAAGCGCAGGCAAGAGCCGATCAGCTCATGGCGGCGTTCTTCGCGGAGTACCTGACGGAAGAGCACTACAAGGCGGCGGAGGCCGTCTGGGCGCTTTTCGACGACATCAAGGAGTCGTCTGGCAAGACGTACAGGCGCATCGTCGGGCGCGAGCCCGATTGGGTCGAGGCTTCGGAGGTACGAGTGCTCACGCCTGACGGGCCCCGAGTTCTGACGGGCGGCTACTATCCGATCTCGTATGACCGCGAGGCCAGCCTCCATGGGAAGGAGGTGGGCGAGATCCAGAGCGTGGAAGACCTGAAGCCTCTGATGGGTGCAGGGGGTGTTGCAGACGGATGGTCGAAGTCGCGTGCCAAGCACTTCGACAAGCCGCTCGTCATGACAAGTCGCGCGATGTTCGAAGGGCTCGACGAGCAGATCCACTACATCGCGTGGGCGGAGTTCGTCAACAGCACTCGCAAGCTTCTGAAGAAGGAAGGCGCGTTCGCTCAGGCGGTTCACCAGCACTACGGTGCCCGCTACTTCAAGGCGCTTGAGGACTGGATGAAGGACTGTCGCAACGGCAACCACGGGCAGACTTCTCCGTCGGACTTGATCCCGAACGAGCTGCGCCGCGGTGTCTCTCTTGCCGGTGTCGGCTTGAACTTCGGTACGGCAGCGCTCCAGCTCGTGGGCTTCACGCAGTCCGTAGCCTACCTCGGCCCCAAGTGGGCGGGCAGAGGTGTGAGCGAATTCATCCGTCTGGGCATCACGGGCGGCGCATACAAGGCCGTGGCAGGGAAGTCCACCATGATGCGCAACCGCATGCGCACCCAGTTCCGAGAACTCACCGAGGTGCAGGCGAAGCTCAATGGCGGGCAGGGGGAGCTGAAGGACAGGATGATGCGTCTTGCGTATATGCCGCTCTCCGTCATGCAGATGGCGGTCGACCTCCCCACTTGGCTTGGCGCGTATGAGAAGGCCTTGGCGGAGGGGAACGGCGAGGAGATGTCTGTCATGATCGCGGACCGTGCGGTAAAGAACTCGCAGGGGTCGGGCAGTCTGGCAGACTTGTCGGCCATTGAGCGAGGAAGCGCTTGGTCGAAGCTCTTTACGGTCTTCTACACCTTCTTCAACACGGCGCTAAACCTTGCCGCCGTGAGCTTCAAGACGGAGAAGGGGTTCAAGCGCGCGGGCACTCTCCTGATGGTGCTCGTCATGCAGCCAGTCATCGAAGGGTTCCTGCGAAGCGCCATCGGTAGCGCACTCGGGGAGGATGATGACGATTGGCTTGAGAAGGCCGTCAAGGCGTCCGGCTCGAGCGTGGTCTCCTTCAATCTCGGTCTTCTCGTGGGCGTTCGCGAACTGGCCTATCTCACCACCGACTATGGCTACCGCGGCCCGTCGGGTCTTCGCAAGATTACCGACTTCGGGCGAGCCTACAACGCGACGGTGCACGCCATCGAGAACGGCGAGGTCTCCGAGGCAGACGTGAAGGCGTGGGTGAGCTTCGGCGGAACCATGGTGCCGTACCCGGTCACGCCGATCAACCGTGCAATCTCCGGCGCCAACGCGCTCTACAACGACGAGACAGATAATCCGCTTGCGCTTCTCACCGGGCACTCCAAGTAGTTGGGGCATGAGAGCAAAGGCGTGTGACAAAGTACAGGCATTGCGAGGATTTTTGCCATGTCTGTACAAAACATTACACGCCGAGCAGGGCCATACGTGGGCACCGGGCTCGTCTCCGCGTACACCTTCGCGTTCAAGGTCTTCCGATCAGAAGACGTGAAGGTGGTGCGGTCTGCGTCCTCCGATGCGAACGCGCAGGATGAGACGCTCACGTTGGGCACCGATTACACCGTTAAGCTCAACGCCGATCAGAACGAGAAGGCAGGCGGCACCGTCACGCTTGTCTCCCCGTTGGCGGAGGGCTTGCGTCTGTCCATCTTGTCGGCGATTACGCCGGACCAGCAGATGGTGCTCACCAACCATGACGGTATGCTCCCGACGACGCTCAACGACTCCGCCGATAAAGCGATCGCGCTCATCCAGGAGTTGCAAGAACTCCTGGGCCGTGGGATTACTGTCCCCGCTACTAGCGGCATGAGCCCGGAGGAGTTGCTAGGGTCCCTTTTAGATGCCGCTAAGGATGCCCAATTTTCCGCCGAAGAAGCCAAACGATTTGCAGAAATCTGCGAAGAGATCAAGCAGAACATTTTCATCTACTCGTGGGACATCCCGCACGTGGTCGACACGCTCGACGACGTGGAGAAGTATCCGTATGACGGGTTCTTTGCCGTTGGCGGCTACGGCGATCCAGGGCACCACGGGCAGGACATCAGCAATCGCGTAGTGAAGGCTTCGGGCAGCACCGAGCTGAGGACGCTCGGAGAACGGTTTTCGGATGTTGTCAACGTCAAGGATTACGGTGCCGTCGGGGACGGCGTGGCGGATGACACGGCGGCTTTTGAGGAGGCAGCAGGCGCGGTAGCAAAGCGCGGGTTGGTCTTAGTCCCATCTGGCAATTACAAGCTGATGAAGACTGTCGCAGGGATGTTTCTGAGCATCGGTAATGCCCGAACGACTAAGCCCCTTGATCTCGTTGATTTGAACTTTTTCAAGACTCGACAGTTTAAGGACCGCTTGCACCTCGGAATGGCCTTTACGTATCCGGTCCCGCGGGAAAGTGAAGACAGCAGATTCTACCTGCAAGGCTTTTGTTCTGATGATGATGACTTTGTGTTTTTGGGAATGCGTACACAAAGTCATTCTGCGCAAAAGATCGTGCGCTATTCGATGTCGACCGGGGAAGTTCTCACAAGAGATTTCACCACGTTGTGGCACGTCAACGCAATGACATACTTCGACGGGAAGCTGTACGTCGCACCTATGAACGCATCCCTTCCCAATGTCGTGGTTTTGAATGCCGATACTCTTGAGCGTGAGAGAGATATCGTATTGAAAGGTGTTCCGGCCGCGGGCGGCGCTTTGGCGTACGACGCCTATACGGATCGGTTCTACTACTACGCGAACGCCACCGTGTTTGTGTTCGACACCTCATGGCGGCTGCAGAAACAAATCCCTTGGAGCTACCCGGACTGGACGCCGCCGGTAGGCCAGACTTACGGTGCGCATAAAGGGCTTTTGTTATTCGCTCGTTCCGCAGACACGACGTTTCCGACTACTCGGCACGAGGCCATTTTAGTCTTTGACACAGACAAGTGCGAGGTGGTTTGGCAATGGTTTATCGGGGGCTCTTACGGTGAGCTTGAAAGCGTTGCCTTCTTCAAGAACAAGCTGCTGCTCGGCTTCAATGACGGATCACACGAAGTGCCGTTTTACCTTGCTGAGTTTGACATGGCCTCAAAGTATTTGTTGCCTCAGCCCACCGAAGAGCTTCTCCGGTATAACGAACCGTATTTCGGCAACTTGTCGCAAGAGACGGTGAAAATTTACTGTGACGCCTCGGCCGCCCTAACTGGGGACGGGACGGAAGAGCGCCCGTTTAATTCGTTGAAAAGGGCGCTGTGGGCTGTGCGTCAGGTTGGCGCTCCCTATAGAGCAGTCATTTACGTTGCCGGTGACGCCACCCGTAACCCATTCGAATATATCCAAGGCTCGTGGCGGTTGCTTCAAATCATGCCGTGGGCCGGTAAAGCTCCTGCAGTCATCCCACCGTTACGAATTTTTGATTCGACGGTTCGCATCGGCGAGGTTACGGTAAAGGGACTGGACTCGTATTCAGAAGTAGTTTCTGCCATTAACGCAGAAAACTCTTCGATAGATCTAAGGGGAACAAAGTTTGATCCTGACGGTTCTGCCCTAAGCCCGCATAGGTATATCAACATTTTGCGCGGAGAGTTCCAGTCAACAGGCCTCGACTTCAGCTTGACGGGGAGCAAGCTGCCGTCGAAAGGGTTCGTAACTGCCTATGGCGCGGGTTCGATATTTCTCCTGTCCGACGCATCGACGTTTGTTTTCCCGGAAGGGGCAGAGAAGATTGTGAAATTCTCTGGGTACGGCTTGTGCGCAACACAATACGCCAACTGCAAACCGCTCATTCAGTGCTTTTCTTACACGGGCTCGAAAACCGGCACCGTATTCGATAGCGACGGAACGGGGGCGCAAAGCGCCGAGCTTCTGCGTGAGGCTATTTTTGAAAATCCGGATTGGTCATCAGAAGCAGAAGAGTCGCTTGAATGGTTCAAAGACGAGGAAGCGGGAAATGAATAAAGAATATCTACACGGCCGTGCCTTCGTGAAGAAGAGCAAAGGCAAGATTCAAATCTTCGAGACGCCGTATGGCCTCGGCGACTTCGTGCCAGTCGTTGCAGAAGGCACGACGAAGCCGCGGATGCTGAAGGACCGCTTCGCTGATGTCGTGAACGTGAAGGACTTCGGCGCGGTTGGTGACGGAAAAACAGACGATACAGAAGCGATTAAGCATGCACTCGCCGGCGGACGCAAGACAGTTTTTTTCCCTTCGGGGGTTTACCTTGTAGACGTTGCTGAGACTCTTCCTATCGACATGTACACCAAGATTGTCGGTGAGTCTCCCGAGTCTTCTGTCATCCGCACAACCGAGACCGATAAAAGCCTCCCGCATCTGTTTTTGGTTCGCGGGAGCAAGGTGTCGATAGAAAACCTTGGCTTTGAGGGCGGACGGTCCCCTGCAGCGTGCGGAGAAGCTCGTGGTAGAGAGGGCGTTGTCAAGTACGCGGAGTACGGCTATAGCGGTTTGAAGGTGGTTGGGTGTCGCGTTGAGGACTTCTTTGGCGCGACGATTCACACTCTCGCTAGTGATACGACAGTTGAGCGGTGCGATTTTGCAAGATGCTCTCTTTACACACATGACTTGTCTCCGATGTACGGGGTAGTGTCAAGCTGGACGACGCCTTCTGCAAGTTCCAAGGCTATCGAAAATGTGCTCGTGAGAGATTGCACGTTCGACCGTCCGGGGCTTTTTGCTACTCTGTTCCTGCGTGTCAACGGTCTTTGCATCACGGGTAATCGTGTTCATCATGCTTCAGGTATTGGCTTCGGTAATCAGTGGTGCAAGGACGTAACCATCGGCTTCAATGGTGTCGCGTACTCTTACTTGAACGGCATTGATCTCCAGTGCTGCGAGCGTCAAGTCGTCGCATGCAATACGCTTTTTGCCTCTGGTTGGCAACGGCAAAATAGCAAGGGTGAGGCCGACTTGTGCCAGTCCATTTTTGTCGGTGACGATTACCAGACGGGGACGGAACAATGCAGGTCTGCCGTCATCACGAATAACACCATCACTGGCATCTGGGAGGAGTCTCTCTTTGGTGCTGATCTGCCGCAGCAGTACTACTCTGTGGGTACAGGCATCGTAGTGAACAATGCGTCCGAAGTAACCATTTCTGGAAACGTCGTCCGTGGGATGGGGCTTCCGTATACGTCCGACCGAATTAGCTCCGAGGACGGTATGGGCATCCGAGTGCAAGGGGAGTCGAATGACTTCACAATCTCTGCAAACATCATTTCCAGTGTGAAAGGACACGGAGTTTTTGTCGGTCCTTGCCGAGTGCAAAACGGCAGAATCGTCGATAACAGCATCACGTCATCCGGTGAAGACGGTATTCATGTGTACGTGACAACGCTCTGCAACGGCCTGAATATCTCAGACAACTGTATCCGAGACCCGTTGAACATCTATCGAAGAGCGATCTCAGCAGGCGTTTTCGCGGGGGCATCGAAAAGCTATCTTTCGGAACTTCGGATCACAGGGAATACGGTTTATGCCACCGCTTCTGAAGACACTCCAACTGCAGAAAAGAAGTTTTCCCATGGTGTTTACGTGGGCGTGGATTACCTTTCGACAGAAGCCGAGCCGTTCTGCGGTTTGGGTGCGGTCATCGTCCGTGACAATTTCGCCAATGGCTATGACACCGCACTGGTCGACTTCGATTCAAGGTGCTATTCAAGCTCGTCATCCAGACACTATAGGTCGGTCGAAGGAAACCGTCAGGGTGGCGCGACATACGGAGACGGTATCGTAGCGGATATCCGCAGCCGAAAGGGGGTGATGGAATTTGTGGCACCTTCGCAACCGACGTCAGGCTCCTATCTTGCGGGCGACGTCGTATGGCATCCGTATCCTTCGCAAAACCCAATCGGCTGGATTTGCACGGCATCTGGGACTCCCGGCACTTGGCGCGAGCTTCAGTATGTAATTCCTTCAAACTGAAATAGAGGAGCTTGAAATGGCACTACAAATTACATCTCCTATTGCTCTGCCATCCGGCATCAGCATTGCTACGGCATATGCAAGAGTAGACGCCGTCAATGGAAGCAAGTCGGGGATCTCTTTCACGCTTAACTACTATCTTTCTCAAGAGGCATTTCTAGAAGGACGTGCTTATGTCCTTCAGGAGGTTTACAGTTTTGAGCCCAGCGTGGACGTCGGGTCGAAAAATTTCATCTCGCAAGCGTATGAGTATCTAAAAACGCTTGAGGCTTTCGAATCCGCAAAGGATGCATAA